GCCTGTTGCCGATGAAGCACCGTAGTCGCCTGTTGCCGATGAAGCACCGTAGTCGCCTGTTGCCGATGAAGCACCGTAGTCTTTATCACTGCCGTTTTCTTTCTTCGCTCTTTGTGTTGTATACTCAATAGCCGCCTTGACAATTCCTGCAATGTTAATACTTGCTCCTATTTTTATCTTGGTTGAAGCAACCTTGGTATTACTACCTTTTCTATCTAATTCTCCATCTTGTTCAACTTCGTGGAATACGCTCTCATTCGGTGAATAATAATTAAAGCAGTCTAACGGATATTCGCAAGCGTGAAATCCAGTTTCGCAACATTCTGCCTTTTCTGTCTCATATTCTTTCCCCTCTTCGTATTGGAATCCTTTGCAAGTCATGTCTTTTTTAAAACCTTTGTAAGATTTAATGCTCATTTTCATTCCTCACTTTCATTCTTCTTCATTTCTGCTAACATCTTATTTGCATCTTCCAGTGTAAGAAGTGCATATCGAGAACCGATTGTATCTGGAGCTGTAAAAAATTCATCAATTCCAAGCATTACAAATATGTCACCGTCTTTGTCAATTCCAATAGCTTGTACTTTTTCGCCCTCATTGTACTGTTTAATGCAAAGTCTTTTGTTCCCATCATCGTCCTCATCATCAATCCAATACAGCCTGTCTCCAATTTTGCACGGAAGAACTAATAATCTGCCCTGTTCTTCTAAGTCCCCATAATCTGCCAGTTTGGTAAGAATCTCACCACAATACGCACTAGGTCTGTCATGCTCTATGTCTATAAGCGATTCTTTAGAAGATGCTGTACCATCAGAATTTCTTTTGCTGTCTGTAAGTCTTTCCATTTAACCCACCTCTAACCTCTCATTTTCATTCACAATCAGCATAATCAACTGACTATCAACCATTTCAGCAACCTTTGCCTGGTTATCATCGTCGAGTGACTCCGAATCATCAAGAAATACTGGCGTACTGATTCCGCACATTTTCTGAATAGAATTGCAGATATCCACTCTTCCTAAAATCCTGTTGCCCTTATTACTCATAGTTGTAAGAATTGATTTACCATCTACAGTAGGTATGCAAACGGATTTATAATTACCGTTCTTAGCTGTGTCAAATAACTGCCATTTAACTAATGAGAAGTTGTTATTGACCGCATCTGTCAAGGCTTCATTCTTTGCTCTGTCTAACTGGTCTAACAGGGCAAGTATTTTTTCTGCATCCGTTTTCGTCTGTTCCAAGTCTGTTTTCTGATTTCTAAGTTCTTCCAGTCTTTCTTCATCAGATTCCGTGTTTGTAGAAGCTATTTTCTTTTCAACCTCTGCTAACTGCGATCTGATTTCAGATTCTTCCAGTTTCAAAGATTTCTTGATATCTGAAAGTGACGTTGACTGCTTCAATAATTCTTCCTTACGGACGATTTCAGCCTGTGCAGACTTATAATCTTCCCTGTCGTGGATATCAACATACTGTGGGATAGACTCTAACTTTGTGGTCATTTCTTCGTATTCTTTATTTACAGTGTTCAAATTTTCGTTTAAATCAGATAACAACTGTTCTTTATCTTTTAATAACTGCTGTTCTTTTTCAATCTCTCCTTTAACCTTGAATCCGTCCGTCTCAATTTTACCGATTCTATCAGTTTTTGACTTTTCAAAGGTTTCCATGAGATTCTTAACATCTTCTTCCGGCAACTCTCTGTGACAGGTAGGGCAGATAGCCGTATTTGAGTCAAATTTCTCTGCCTTGACCGTTTTCCATACATTCCGCAGTCTTTTCTTTTCCTCTGTCAATTCTGTAATCTTCTTATTGCTGTTGGAAATTTCATTCTCTGCAATCCTGATACTGGATTTCAGACTGTTGTTTTCAACGCTCTTATTCATCATAGTTGCCCTAAGTTCTGCCCTTTGCATTTCCAATTCAGAGTTGGCTTTATTCTGCATTTCAGACAGCTTCATTTGCAACTGCATGATATCCTGTGTAGCCTTATCGTACTCTGCCAATAAGTTTTCATTCCCGGTCTGCTTATAAAGGTTCTGTTCAAGCTGTTCTTGCAAGGCATTTTTCTTTAAGACAATTTCTGCTGTGTCAATGTCGGATTTAATCTGAATATCACGTTCTTTTTCCTTAATCTGACCGTCCAAAATTTTAGAATTTGTGTTGTAATCACTTTTTACTTTCTGATTCATAGCCCGAATTTCATCTGCTTTGTATTTTTCAAGCAAAGGAACAAGTTCATGTAATTCAGAATTACTACTTGCAAAATCAATGTCTGATATTTTACTGACAAATTGGAACAAAAATTCTCTCATTTCGGTAGGTTTCTGGTTAATAAAATCATTGATATTGCTACACATTTTAAACAGCTTCATATTTACATCAAAGTACTCATTAAACGCCTTTAATGTTTTTGGAACGCTGTTAATGTAGTATGAATTAGTATCGCTTACGGTTTCAACAACAATGCCATCTTTTACTGCTTCACCATATGTGCGCTTCTGCACTTTCTTAGCCGTAACTTCCTTACCGTCAATATCCAGTACTGCTGTTACTGCTGTGTCCATATCGTCTACACTCTTACCGTCCACTGTACGCCTAACTACTGGATTGTCCGATAATTCATAGTCACAGTTGAAAAGCAGCCATGTGTAGGCATTCACAATACTGGACTTTCCCTTGCCATTCTTCCCCATAATCTTCGTCAGTTCCGAGAAATTAAATTCTGCCTGTGCATACATCATGAAATTTTCAAGAATCAGCTTCTTTAATCTTATTTTCATTTCATTCTCTCCCTACTCTGTATAATTCATTGCATCTTTTGAACCGAACAGTTTCTTTTCTTTCTCTTCCTGCTTCTTAGCGACTGCATAAAATCCCATGATTCTTAATGCGGTCTTTACGTTGCAAAAGTCCGTATTAACGATATAGTCAACTGCCGCATCAACTCTACTTTCTAAAGCAACTAACTGCTCATACCGTTCCTGCGAAATAGTGACCGTATCGCAGGATTTACTTTTAATCAAATCTTCCACGTTCTCACTCTGCTACTAAAAACATATACAAATGTATATGCTAGATGATTCGCTACAATCTCACAATTTGTAGTTACTGCTTCATCGTGTATGCTTTGGTGGTCGCAAGTGACACACTACTCACAAGTTCTTGTACACTCCACAGTCGTAAATTCCCGACTAAGCCATCGGTACATACCTATAAATTCTTTTTTATTGATTAAATACAGGTTTTCATCTAAATAGCTTTTCCTTTCTTAATATTTTTTTGCTACTTGGTTTTCGTAGACTCACACCGTTACTCAATCTTTACCATCAAGGTTCTACCCTATAGTTAACAAGACTTTTTCAACTTGTACTGGCTTATATTTCCTAAGATTTCAGTGGTTTTAAGTTACCAACTAATACTCTGGATTTTGAGTATCTTTGAGTACATTGACTCACATTTAATTCTGTTTTTAGTTACTTATATTTCCTCCTAACTTCAATTCATTTCCAGACAATTCGTAAACTGTCTTAGTCCGTCCGTCTTTCTCATACTGCCTTGACTGGAATCTCCCTTTTATAGTAACCGTCTTCCCTGTTGCTAAATTCTTTGCAAATAAAGCATTTACTGACCACACGATACACGGTATGCAATCCGTTTTTCCATTCTTCCGTGAAGATACCACTAGCAACTCTGCTATGTATCTTCCACTTTGGGTCTGTCTGAAAACTGGTTTTTTAGCAATAACACCCGTTATTTCTGTATGGTTTCCATCTGCTTCAAATACCATTGATATAGATTCTACATGGACAAATAACTCTAAGTGCGTCCGTTTCCCATCAAACGCCTGTCTGCTATGGATAGCACCTGTTATTTTATGTATAGTTCCATTTTGAATCTGATTTGCAATCCCCTGTTCTGCGATGCATGGAATAATGTCTTCATATCCACTTAGCCGTCTTACAATCATCTGAAAGCTGTAGAATCGGATTTTGCCTACAGCGTGGCTGTATTTAGGTTTTTCATTCATCCTTCCGCATAGCGTTATCCTGTTCATCTTCCAGCTCCCTTCTGATGTTGAATGCCAGCAGGGAAACAAAACCGCTGTTCGTTTTGAACTCACTCCCGATATACTTTTTGTAGGTAGGAGTTCTTGAGTCCGCAAGTTCTACTGTGCGTGTTACAACTTTATGTACTGAACCGCCTGTAATTCCATGTTCAGATGCAATTTCGTCATACATATCCTGTAGTTTCTTTGTCGGATTTATTATCTTTCCTACAGTCAGTTCCACGATATAGTAGAATCCTCGCATACTGGGTTCTATTCCCATAGATATCAAGGCATTCTCAATTTTTCTTAGCCTGTTATCCATGGCTATTCCTCTTCTACTTCAAATCCGACTACATGACCATCATTGATAAGAACGCCAACACCTAATTCCTCACACATTTTTTCTACTTCCGCAATTGTAAAATCTTCCATATCTGTTTCCCTTTCTTCTTATTTAAAATAGCATTGCTTTTGTCAGTCCTCTTGAAGCCGATTTCTGAAATTGCTTCATTTCCTCTATGACCTCTGATTCTGTTCTTTTTGAATCTTCTACAGCCTGTGCAATCAGCATTTCTGCTGTCTCTTCGTCAAAGTGCTGTTCAAATCTGAACCGTAAAGCTCGGATGATATTTGCAAGGTCAAGGCACATTTCTGTATCTTCGCCGATGAAATCCACTTTTGAATCATTTGCTATAATCATGATTCCACCTCTTCTGCTAACTTAGCCATTTCCCAACCGAGTCTGCTACCATCGTTGCTCCAAGATGTTGCGCCGTTTCCCCATGTGTACACTTTTCCGTTCTCATATTTTGCAAAATGTTTTTTTTCCCACACTTCTTTTTCACTATCTCTTACCAAAATCGGCGTATCTACAGCAACCTTAGTCCAGTCAACAGGCGGTTCAACGTATTCCAGTTCTGCCCATTCTTGCTTTAATTTTGAACAATGACCTGTCATATTATTAAAAATACAATCTTTGCAACTTATTTCTTCACAGCAGACTACTTTGTTTTCTTTACTAACAGCAACATGTCCTCTGTCGAAAGTAATATCAATAATTTCCTTAGCATATTTTTCTCTGTTCTTCATGCTTTTCCCTCCTGCTCGATCATAAATTTATTAACAAAATATACCTGTCCTTTGCCTGTGACCTTTGTGGTCTTGGTAATGCGAACCGAACCGTCTGGATTTTGAACATTGCTTTCTTTTACTTCAAATAACCCCTGTTCAACGTATCTTTGCTGTGGCATATTCCTTGAAGAACCACTTTTAATGAGATAGCCTTTATCGCGCAACCATTCAAATAACCGTTTCTGTCCTATCTGATATCCGTTCTGACAAATCAGTTTCGCTAAATCTCCTATTAATATAGAAGTTTTACTTGTGGCAACTGCATCAGCAAATATTTCTTTTGGCTTCATGCGCTCATTATCTGCGATTAATAATGAGTTGTCTCCTTTTAACTTTGCTATTTCTACGTCTGCCATTTTCAACGCCCTTGCGTATACCTGTTCTGGACTGTTCCACGCTTTTTCCAAATCAATAAGGTACTGGCGAACTGCTTTACCCTCTGGTGTCCTCTGAATCATGCAAATATGCTTTGCCATGTCCAGTGATATTTCATGGTCTATATATGTTGTTTCATTTCCCTGGGCTGTTAGTCTTTTTTGACTAATAGCTTTGAAGTCCTCATTTTTTGAGAATCCATAATCGCACATTCTCTCAAACCACTTTGTATACTGCGTTCCAATATTCAATTTTTCATGAAGTTCTCTAGCAGATACCGTCTGATTATCTGCGTTTACATTTAATAATTCCTGCAATTCATTTCACTTCCTTTCTGTGATATAATTCACCTCAAAGGAGGTGATATTTTGTTATTAACTGGTTACTGCTCTGTTCAGAAAAAGAAAACTACAATATCTGTTCAAACAATTCCTAGCCCTACGCTAGAAGACAGAGACAGATATTTAATTGGACGAATCACTTGTGATTATGCTAGTTTTGGTGGAAACTGCGATTGCGACAAATGTTCAGTGCTTTCTGAAAATAGAGTGGAACAATAGCTTTAATGGGCTGCTTTTTGGTGGCTCATTTTTTATTAAGGAAACAACGCCATTTATTTCTGCTTCTGATGGTTGAAAAGTAACGTTAACTCTTGGTATTAAACTACAATCGTCTTTATCAATATCTTGCTCAAAAGCAATTCTTGTCACATTTTCTAATTTCTTACCGTCAATATAGACTCTTGTTAAAATACCTTCGCTTTCCACTTTTACTTTTGCCCCATTTTTAAGATTACCAAGACTCATATTTTACCTCCCTAATTATCCTGCATTCAGATATGCTACATCTTTGAAAATTTCAATCTGCTTTTTGCAGTCTTTGTAGATATCCTTGTAATGCATTTCTCTTTCCATGCCGACACGAATCTGATTCAGAATAATATTTTCAATAAATGACAGTTCATTTAACTGGGCAAGTGTTGCAAAATCCCTGTCTGTGATTCCTGCCATTTTATTTGCAAGTTTAGAATATGTAGTGTAAAGCATTTGGGAATGTTCGCTTCCCTGCTCTTCTGCGTATTTAACTAACCGCTTGATAACATCTGTCTCTGCCTGTCTTGTAAGTTTCCCTTGCTTTCGCTGTTCTACCCATAACTGGGTATTTCGTTCTTTCAGCATGGATTCCATTTGATTGAATGCTTGAATGTAATTCAATTTCCATTCAAGTGCCTTTTGACCAGTGAATCCCATTACCAGTAGAGAAAAGCCGTCACGGTTCATGTAATACATTGGGTAATGCTTCCCCCTGTTTTCGTAGGTTGATTCAAAGAAAAATTTCGCTCCACCATTTTGGGGATTCACTTTTCCAATCAAACTAGAGTACATTCTTCTTATTTCAGCTATCAGTTTGTCATGCCTTTTTCCAAAATTTTCAGCTACTTCCAAACTGGTACAAACAACCTCATCATGTTTAATTGATACTAAATCGTTCAATTCTTCTCCTTTCCTAAATTCTGATAAATTATTCTTTGCTTTCGGAAACCTCTTTTTTCGCAGAATTTTCTGCCATGTTCTCGACCTTGCCAAGAATATAGCCCTTGTCAAAGTCTGACATTTTAGGGATTGCATCTTTTAACTTCTCAACAATCTGCTTTTCCTTTTCACTCATTCATTTCACTTCCTTTCTGTGGTATACTCTCCTTATCAGATAATAAGGAGGTGATACTGTTGGATAATGTTGCTCTTGCTTCTGCTTATGCAAATGCTAAGATAAATGGTTATCAAGGTGATGTAGAAAAATTCAAGTCCGAGTACCGCAAATACTATGATGAATTTATGGATACGATTGATAACACGCCTGCAAAAGTAGAAATTATTAAAAATCCTTTCCGCTAATTTGCTCTAATAGCGATTAAGGCATTGGATAGAGAATCGAGTATTTTGCATTCCTGCAACACATCTTCGGTTCTCTTTTCTTTTTCTTCCATAACGGTTCTTGAAATCGTCAGAGCTATGCTTTCTACACAATCCTCTAATCTGTTCTTTTCACCATTAATTTCAATTGTCATGTTGCTACTTACCATATTCTCGCCTCTTTCCTTTAATTTTAAGGTTTTGTTGACCTTGTAAACAAAGTATAGTCCCCTGGAAACATTTTGTCAATACTTTTTTGTTGACTAGGGGACTTTTTTGTTGTATAGTAATTATGAAAGGAGGGAAAATATTGAATGAACGAATAAAAAAATTGAGAAGTCATTTAGAATTGACGCAAGAAGAATTTTCTTCAAAGATTGGTCTTTCCCGAAATTTTATAGCGCAAGTTGAATCGGGAATAAAAAAACCATCTAGCAGAACTATTTCTGACATATGTGAGAAATTTAATGTTAATGAAGAATGGCTTTTGAATGGAACTGGAGAAATGTTTGTAAATTTACCAAAAGAAGCGGAAATATCTAATTTTCTATCTGATGTTCAGCATCTTAATGATGATAATTTTCAAAAAAGATTGATTTTAGCACTTGCTAAACTAGATTCTGATGGTTGGCAAAAGTTAGAAGATTTGATAGACGCAATTACAAACAAATAAAAAAAGGACTAGGGCATTGCGCAAACCCTAGTCCTTTTCATACTTCATTGTTCTTTTTATGTATACATAGATGAATTGTAAATTCTTTAAATCTTTTATTTCATCTAGCATCTTTTTTGATTCTCTCTTGTAAAAATCTGCATCATTGCCATTATCCCCTGCCATATCCTTGCCCTCTCTACAACTCTGATTCATGTAATCAACCCCTGTCCGTAATGTTATGACACCATTATAGAATATACGTTCTATTCTGTCAACTAAATTAGAACATTTGTTTTGTAGTATGGTTACAGGACGGTACGCCACGCCAATAGCAATACCGCCCCTGCCAGAACTTGAAGCACCACATCATTGTGGACAAGTTTATTGTACGTCTACAGATACATGGAAGCAAGAAAAAGTGTTCGACATATTCTTCGGCGAAATTCGACAAATTACAGCAATCTGTAGTGTGGCTTTTCTTCTTTGAATATCCAGTACCGCAAATAATCGTCAAGGATAATTGCAACCGTTCCTACAATTAGCCATAACAGGCTGAATGGTAGGCATATCTGCCCTAACAGATTGAATGGAATATCGCTGTAATCCCACACATTCCAACCTAACCAGATATTCACGATAAGACCGCATACAAACTCTAACAGGGTGATTACTGTCGCAACCTTTATTGATTGCAGGATAAGCGGATAATCCCAGTCTGTGCGTTCGTTCTGTTCTCCTGCATACAGGAAACATAAACCGCCAAGAATGAACATTGTCCAATGGCTACGACCACGATATAACAGCTCTATGCACACATAAAGAAAGCCACCTATCGCAAATAGAATAAGTGGCTTGATAATCTTACGCATGTCTCACCTGATTTGCAACTGGAGTTGATATGGCTTTTTCAAAACTCCAACCTAATTTATCAATTCTATCTCTTAATTGTTCCCATTTAAAGCCGTATTCCGCCGCCCATTGAGAAAGTGTTTTTGTTTCTCCGTTATAAGTAAAGTATCTATTGTTTCGTCTGTTTCTTTGCTGATCTGATAAGGTTATCCATCTACAGTTATTTGGTTCATAATTTCCAAACGAATTTATTCTATCTATTGTTAAATTATCAGAATATCCGTTTTCTATAGCCCAATCATAAAACGTTTGAAAATCATGTAGCCATTCATCACATATCGTTATTCCTCTTTCTCCATAAAATCTATATATTTTAGAATTTTTGTTATAACATCTGTCTTTCATGTGAGACCAAATAGTATATAATCTGGAATTTCTCTTTCCGTGTTTTGTAGATTTTTTTATTAGAGATTCAATCTTATAGCAACCGCAAGAAGAAATATGTCCATTGTTTAGCAATGAAATATCCGCAATTTTGCCATTTCCACAATCACATTGGCACGCCCAAAGAGTTCGACCTCTTTTTCCATTACCTACAGGCTTAATTGCAACAAGTTTTCCATAACGATTGCCACTTATATCCTTTTTACCCATAGTCATCTATCCCCCTACATTGTTTTTAATAAGTCTTTTAATACTTCACTTCTATATTCTTCTGGTATGTAAGAATTATAGGTTATATTTTTTACTTCTTCTGATGTTTGCAAACTATTTATGTATATACGTAAATCCCTAAACCACGTTACATGATACGTAACCGCCTGCATAGCTGTTTCCGTAATCAATCTCATGTCCGTGTTGCTGTAGTATTTACATGGTTCATTCACATCTGATGTATGCCACGGTATCTGTGTTTCTCCCTGCGCAACCTTAGTCTGCAATCCCATAAGGCTTGTCTGGTCGTGGTCTGTCAACGTGAAATGTTCAATTGTTCCGTCTGATAAGGTAACATCAACACCGTTCTGAATTGATTCTTGCTGTGCAGTGTTCATTTCTGATATTTTCTGTTCTTTCAGTTCGTCAAGAGTCGGTTCTTCTGGTGTAGGATGTGGCTGTTCCTTATAGACTGATTTATCATTGGAAAGCTGATAACCGTTATATTCTGCGGTTGTATCGTCATTCCTGTAAACGGTATTATATCCGTGGTAAGAATCACCGCCAATGTCAAGTTCTCCTTTTTCATCTAAGAACAAATCAAATCCGTTTGTGTCTACGACAACTGCATCATGGAATTTCAGTGTTACTACGTGTTCCGATTCCGGGACTACGATACACTGGATTATTTTTTGTGAATCTAAAAATTTTAGGTATGCCATGGGCGATACCTCCTTTCTTTTATAAATTAAATAGTAATTTATGATAGATATACTAATATATTGTTTGCCTTTATCAATATAACATTAAAATTATCATTAGACTCGCATATTAAATGTGCATAACCAAAATTATGGTATCCTGAATGCGTTGCATATGATTTAATATTTTTAAAACTATTTTGTCTATAACTCTCTGCATCAACAGCTATTGAAAGAGATTGAGAACCTTGATAGCCCATACTAATAATCATTGCGTATTTAGTACATGGTACTGTATAAGTTTGATAATCATATCCTTTAGGCACATATGTAATTGAAGTAAAATTTTTACAATATGCATGATCATTTGATAATTCCGATACGAAAAATATAGCAGCTGCCGTTTTTGTTCCAGATATAGTAATACTATTACTATTAGCCTTAAACCAAAATATACAAAAATTATTGGTTGAATCCCCCATTGATTTTTCTATCGTTGCGTTATTTATTGATAATTTGGATATATTGCATCGACCTGCTCCATTTGCATCTTTAAAAACAGCCATATAATATTTATTTTTTTCTACAGTTATTGTATGGCTATCATTATTGTAATTTCCTGTATATACTGGACTATATGCAAAGTCTGGTTTATTCCCTAAATTACTACTTAATGCCTTAACTGCCAATGCCCCTGCAATATATCCAGACTGTGTATTTGCCTTTATCGTTTCTAAGCTGTCAATAATCTTGCTTGCGTCTGCCGCATTATTTACAGCTTCATTTGTTGCATTTATCTGCGCCGCTCCGAATGCGCTCCCAACCTGTGTATAATCTGTTACATCTTCAAAACTGACTGTACCGTCAATGTTCTGAATCATTTTGAATCTACGCTTGCCGTTCATATTTTCTTTTAATATATCGTCTTTAAAATTGACAGGTAAATTTGCCTTTGCCATTTATATTCTTACCTCCCTAAATGCGCCCAGTCTGAATGGCAATTTCCTAAGAGCAGCTTTCTGTCTCTCCAAAAGGTCATTCATTTGCAACGTAGCCGACTCTATACGGTTCAATTCATCCCATTTAATAAACTGCCCGTTATCAAAGAATCTTTGCGATACACCGTAGTCCTGTGTGAATATGTTCTTGTTAATCGTTTCAAGGTTGCTTTCAAAAGCATTAAAAGCCGCCGCCGTGAACCATCCAGTATAATCTTCAATATCTGCGCCCATATCCACAATTGAAAACTGCTTATATACTTCCTGTGCTAGTTCATACAGATAAGTCAAATTGTTCTTAATACGGTTATAGTCCACATAATTGAATCTGTCGGTTGCTTTCCAATTAGTCTTAGGAGCATGCCATAGGCTTACTTCCGATACCGCTGATTTATCTATGGTTACATTTCCTGCATCATCATAAGCAGACACCGTAACGGGATAATCACCCGATTCTTTAGGTGCTGTAAGGCTTCCAGTATACGTTGAATTGCTATGTTTTAAATCGGTTGTATCATCAGCAACCGTCGCTGTTACTTTAGTTATTGCCAATTACAGCACCGCCTTTCTTGCTTTCATTGTTCCCGACCATGCACCATTAAATGTTATTTCATTTTGGTACGTCCTTATCATGGTTTCTCCACGGTCTTTTAATTCCATATAATATAAGTCGTTTGCATCCGTTCTGGGGTCTCCACGCCATTTTATCTGATAGTCAACATCCCCTAAATAATAGCTTGCAAGCCATTCTTCTAGGTCTTTTGCTAACTCTGTTGTACTGATTAACGGATTTTTCCATGTCTTAATATCCCCATTGTCATTATGTGTGACCGTGTAGCCGATTTCCTCGGTAACGTACTCATATCCTTTAATTACATACTTAACAATCGTTTCTTCCGTCATACCGCTAAACTGTAGAGTCGCATAATAACTACTACTGTCTGTAATCTGCACCGATATAGTGCTTGGAATCGGATTTCCACCGTCATCTGTTCTGTTATCAATTACTGCTGTCAGTCCGTAACAGGGATTTTGAAAGTATACCGTATGCACATTGTTAGCAGGGCTAATGGTAATCTCTTCTGTTGAGATATCCTTATTCTCACTTGATTTACGGTATTGTGTCTTAATTACGCTGATAGCCTTGATTTTATTTTGTCTTACTGCTGTAGGGCTGGCTGTCATGTCATTTCTAGCAATGTGGTAGTCTGTAACATCCCCAACAGTGATATTATCTACCGTGATTCTGCTGTTCGGCTGTGCTTTGGTAAATTCTAATACAATTTTGTCAAACAGATTAAATTGTTCAAATGTGGTGTATTCCAGTTCCCCACCCTGTTCTACCGTGTAGCTGTCCACCTCTAAATCTTGGTAATACGTTGTTACCTTGAATTGCTTCGGTGCAACATTCCTAAACTGCACTTGCAATCCATATGCTACAAATGCCGCTTCCAGATTAATTGTGATTTTGGGATTCTCGTTGAAATTACCGTCCGAATCTGCAATCTGTGAACTGATATATCCTGTCTTTAGATAATTGCTGTCAGGGGGCATAAAAAATACAGTTCCGTCAACTGTAGAAAAATTGGAACTGCATATTGAATAGGCTTCTTTATCTTCTCCATTCAGCACATCAGATACATGGCTGTATGCTGTCTCTCCGTTGGATAATGCTGTCATATCTGGTATGAATGAAGCCTGCATATGGATTTTACTGTTTCTATCTTCAAATAAAACACAACGTCCGGCATTAGCGATTATCTGTAGTGCTTCGCTGTGCTTTACTGCTGGCATAGGATTCTGTACTTTGATATTCTTTAAATATGGGTCTATGAAGTACTCTCTATCGTCTGTTATGCCTGCATCATTCAGAACGTCAATTGCAAGGTCATATAGGCTTATTCCAGTTTCCCTGTAAAGTCCACGGTAGTACTTACCTGTCATGTAATCGAATCTGTCAGTTGCCGTAAACTTGGCTTCCGTATCAGTTGCCGACCATGTTTTAAGGTAGGTTGTTTCCTTTGGTAGCCATTCTATTTCGTTATTTCCCAACACATCATAGCCGAATTGAATCTTTACTTCCTGTCCGACTTCCATGTAAGCAAGTGCGCTGTCTGGATTGTCGGGTGAATAGTATTGATTCTGATTGTCTATCGTCAGTGATATATCGTTAGACGGTATCGTATCTGTTATGGAAGATACATACTGTTTACCGCTGTATTTTTTTACTTCCTTGTTGCTAAATGCATTGACGATACCGCAATAAAACTGATATATCCTTAGTCTTCCCTGCCCGTTTATCATTTTGGTAGGAGTGATAATCAGATAGGAAGTGCCGTTGAATACATCTTCCGTCACCCAGTAGCTTTTATCATTACCGCTGTAAGAGCGTGTAACGCTGTCATTTTGGACTGTAAAATCAACTGGGTAATATTCTCCCCAGTCTATTGTTAAGCCTTTTATATCAAGTCCTGTGACGTTTGAAAAGGATATATAGATAGTTCCCAATATGTTATCTGTCACAATTCCATTATTGTAATAGTCGTTGTTCCTTGGTGGAAGAAAGTACATTGTGCCGTCCACCTTTGAAAAATCCTGCTCCGCTGTAGCATATACATTGTCTACCGTGTAGTTGTTAAAAGGCTTTCTCACGTCCGAAAAGTAGGTAACCGCCGTGCGGCTATCTACAGCAACATTTTTCTGCGCCTGTGAGTTGATTACACCGATTGTCGCTTTTATATATCCCCTGTTACGTCCTATGCCTTTCATGGACTGCTTATAAGCCTTAGATACGTTCTGCATAACTACCACCCACAATCTATAAGGTTAAACGATAAAGTCTCGTCTTTGGTTATCATATGCGTAAGTCTGTCAACAAATAGTGGCACGCCTTTTCTATCTCCAGGATACATTGTAATTGTAATCGGATTGCCTGGATTCTTCATGTCTTCAAATGTGACAGGTACATAAAATGGTTCGATTGCTTTTAACATCATTTGCCGCTGTTCTGGTGTAAGTCCTACCCATTTAAGACTGTCCAGTTTATATAAATCTCTGCCGACTCTCTGACCGATAACTGCATTATTTGCGTTTCTTCCTGCATTCACTGTAGTAGATATCGTCCATGAGAATCCAACCGCAGGGCAAGGAAAATCATACCCATTGACATTTAAGAATGAACTCATTGACATAGCTTATCCCTCCAGCATTGCTTTTATTACCAAACAATCCACCATGTAACCAGACTGTGTACAAGCTTTTACATCATCCAGACTTGTAAGAATCTTAGCTTTATCTGCCGCCGCATTGATAGCTTTGTTCGTGTCATTTATGTTAGATGCTTTAAATTCTCCACCGACCTGTGTATATGTTGTTACATCTTCCAGTGTCACCGTTCCGTCTGAATTGGTAGTCATTTTGTATCTTCGCCGACCACCCATTTTTTTATCCAAAATATCGTCTTTAAAATTTGTTGGAAGTGTTGCTTTTGCCATTATGTCAACCCCCTGTTCATTGCTATTACAAAGTATATTGAAGAATGTATTACATTTACATAATTGATAATTTATATAAAAGAAAAACACCTACGTTATGTAGATGCTTTTGGTTTTAATTTTAAATAGCGCTAAAAAATGAGCGCTACTTTTTATGTATAAAAATAGGACGGTCAAGTGCCGCCCTACTTAATTTTCTTCTTTATTTCTTTTATTTCTGCTTCTATGCTATTCAGTTTGTCGATTACGTCTATATACCTATCATCTGCCACATGAGCATATTTTTGATTCTCTTTCATGAGAAAATCGTTTGATTTGTACTTGGATTCCAGTAATTTGCTGTTACTTTCCCTTGCCTGTATTATTTCTTCTGCCAGTTTTTGAAATTCTCCTGCGCTGTCCAACTGTTCAAACTCAATCTTTTTAATACGTTTTTCCAGCTCTATAAGTTTCTGTTCAATCTCCATATTATCCATAGCAATCACCTACCAATTTTTCATCATTTCTCTTGCTCTTTGATTTGTTTCTTCTATTTCTTGGGTAAGCTGTTTTGCTTCTTTTTCCGACTGTTCAAACGTTTTATCGTACTTTTCAATCTGTTCCTGTTTCCATTCCTCTTGCTCTTTCGCTATTGCCCTGTTATCTAAATAATTAGCGCATACAATAATCAATATGACTATCAGTGCAATACCTATACTTGTTTTTGCTTTATTCATGTAAAAACCCCCTCTCTATTTTGGTATTATTATACTCTAATAAAGAGGGAATTTCTACAAAAAATTATTATAATTTATGCAAAACTAAATCCATTTCTATTGCTTCTTTCTTCTACAGCGGAAACAAGGCTTCTTCCGTCAATAGAGATTTCTTTACCCTCTCTGACTGCATCTAATATTTCAGACAATAAATTAGCTTCTCTGCTATTATCTTCATAAGCGCGTGAAAAACCTCTATATGCCGCTTCTTCAATTCCTGCCACAATCATTTCATTACTTGCAACCGCTGTCTTTCCGTTAGAAAACTGTCCGACTAATTCATTGTGGTTAGCCATGAAAAGTCCGTCCTCTGGGAAGCCACCTGTTGAAAATTTTGGGATTCTTGGAAGAGATACATTGGGTATATCAATACTAAAGCTAACCCCTGGTATTTTGCTTGCCGCTTCTGCCAGCTTCTTTAATCCGTCTATAGCACGGTTTACAAGACTTTCTACGCCCTCAATTACACCGTTCAAGAATCCGATAGCGCCATTAGCCGCCGCCTTAAAAGCATCTTTGAAAGCTGTAGGCACTTTAGCAAGCATATCATCCCATTTCTTCTTAGTAAACCACGGTGCAACATTAACAGTCCACCACTTAGTAAGGTTTGCTACCCATTGAGTAGATGTCTCTGTCCACTTTGTATTGAATGATTCCTTTACGTTATTGAGTACTTCCAGCCACTTTTCTAATGAAAACCACGGTACAACGCTTTCTTCCCACCATGTGACAAGAGCTGTTCCATTCCACCATTCCACGATTTCATCCCATTTGGTCTGCGCCGCTACTAAGATATTTCCCAGCAGTTCAGTCCACTTTTCAACGGTAAACCATGGAAGAACATAGTTTTCCCAAAATTCGTTGATTTTTTCTGTAAACGTATCGAATAGAGAAGTAAATCCCTCAATGATTCCTAAGAAGATATTTTCGCCTAATGGTTTCATTTCTTCCGCAGGGGAATGAATGCCGAATACATCTTTTATTTTTCCAACAAATTTATCAAAAAATCTGCTTACTACATCACCTATAGTCAATTCTGAGTTGCTATCTCCCATAGGCTCTGTAATGCCAGCAACTATGTTTTCACCCAGCTCTGAATAGTCTGTAGAATTTGATTCGTCTTTTGCACCTTGGGAATATTCCGAAACCATATTCTTTCCACTATCGTATGCCGTATTATTAATAGACTCTAACTGCGTTGTGGCATCGTTTACCATAGCGTCTATCTCTTCTGTAGACATACTAGCATTGTCAGAAATTCCGCTTGCGTATTCGCTTGCTACATTCTGCCCATTGGTTCTTGCTGTAGTTTTTGCTTCTTCTGCTCCAATGCTTATTGAGTTGTACATTTCTTCATAAAAAGAAGATTGTTCAGAAATAAGATCTAACTGTTGCTTATTTTCTTTAAGTACGTTGCTAAATTCTTCTACCGCCTGTGAAGCTTTAGAAACTTCGTCTTGATACGGCGCAAGATTAGCATTTCCACCAGATTTTTCAAGTTCATCATTGCAGATTCCTGTCCAGTACGCTAAATCTTCTTGTGCTTTGGAAAGATTTTGTGCGTTTTCCTTGACTTGCATCTGCGCTTCTGCTTCTTGCTTTAATGTTTCTTTCCACTGTTCTGAAATAGCTTCAAGTCTTATCTGTTTTTCTTTTTGAGTAATTAATTCTTTCAGCTTATCAGTAGTGATTGTCAGTTTTTCATTTTCTGAATCATAGTACTCATTCAGTTCTGGCATTTTGCTAATGAGCTCTTGCGTGTACTGTGTAAGTAATTTTTGCTCGTCTGCTGTAAGATTTGTCTTACTGCTTAATGTTCCATATTTATCAGCAAGTGTTTCAAGAAAAAGAATATTTTCATCCTTTGTATTTATTTGTTCTCTAAATGCTTCATTTGTTTCCCTTATTCTGTCTGTAAGGTTTTTTGCTTTTTCTGCTATATTGTTAAAAGTATCTCCATACTTTTTAGACTGTTCCTCTCCAAATTTAGCAAGCTCTAAGTCTATAAAAGTGCTATCCAACTTATTAGCAAGTAATGTGATTGAAAGAGGAATTGCAATAGACCATGTAATGCCAGATTCTAATACAGATGCAATCGCAGTATTTATTACACTTTTTAGCTTTTCTGCTATAGACGCACCAAGACCAGTAAATTTCAGCAGCAATACAGATGTTGTAATTGCTGTTTCAATAGGTGCTGCGCTGAATATTCCTATATAGGTTTCAATTCCGGCATTGATAGCCTGCCATATTACTTGACCTACCCTAGACAAAATTCCTTTAAAATCTATCTTCGATATAAAATCTCCTATTTTGTAACCGATATAAGACCATTTTACTTTTTTAAGGAACGTAATCATTGTATCTAACAAGCCGTTAGCCCATGTATTGATAGTGTGCGCCAGTAATCCAAAATCAAAATTTCTAAAGAAAGAGTTTACCCCCTCTGCTATTGATTCTCCGAAATTTTTCCAGTCAAATGTAGTACCAAATGAATCAAGGAAATGTAATGCTGTATTTAAGGAATTTGCTATTGTTTTTCCGACATTACTAAATAATCTAGGAGATATAAGACCATTAAGGAAATTCGCAAGACCTTTTCCAAAATTATCAGCCTTTTTATAGATTTTATTCCAGTCCACATTGTCCATAGCCTTGTTAAGAGCCGCATTAATGGTCTTTCCTAATCCCTCTAAGCTCTTAATACCACTCTCATAACCTTTAAAAATGGTATCTACCTGTACCAGACCGCCTTGTGTCTTATCTACTCTGCCTGCTCCTGCACTGCCGCCACTACCTTTGTTGTCTTTGTCCTCTGAAACAACATTCAATTCATCAATTCCAAGAAGATTTGTTTTTAATTTCTTAGCATTGTCTGCGGCGTCTCCTGTAGCATCTGAAAAATCGCCCATTCCATCAGCCCAGTCTTCCGCTACACCGCCTGCCGATACCTCATACTGCCAACCGAATATTGAACCTAAAGCATTTGTAACAGTCTCCGCAAACGAAATAACATGCACCATTACTTGGTTCAGTGTTCTTATAAATGGCTTGAATGCATTGATTAAAGCACCGCCAATAATGGACGCTAACTGCTGGAATGACTGTGTAAGAACAGTAATTTGGTTGTGCCATGTGTCTGCCGTCCTTGCAAAATCGCCTTGTGCGGCGGCTGTATTCTGCATGACATACTGGTATCGCAACATAGCCTTTTGTGCCTGTGTCATTGATGTAATATCAGCATCTAATCCCTGTTTCAACGCCCATTCTTTCAAGGTTGCCTGTGTTAAATCAAGACCATATTTCCTTAAAGGCTCTGTCTCTCCTGTGAAAATAGCCTGTAAATTCCTTGCAACATCCGTCTGTGACATATCATAGAAAGATGCCATATCTGCGGTCAGTTTTGTTAATTCCAAAGACATATTCGCCATGTTTTTCTGTGAGAATCCCATGGCAACGCCCATAGCTTGAAATCGGCTTGCTACCTGTTTTGCCATCAGCTCTGACATACCAAAGTCCTGTATAGAGGTCTTTGAAAAGTCCTGTATCAGTTTTTCGTAATTTCCGAATGTCGTCCTTACAACGTTTTCTACTTCCGTCAATGAGGATGATATGTCGATTGCATCACGTATCTTTCCAAAAGCTCTGAATATTAACCAGTAAGAAGCGTACAGTTTACCAAATGCAGAAGCTAAAGAAAAGCTACTTGTCTTTGCTGTTTTCGCTGATTTACTGAATATATTCAAGCTACTTGCAAGCGAATTAGCCGCACGACCACTGGAAGTACCTGTTCTTGCAAGTTTAGCCAGTGCATTTGTCATGTCAATAATGTTTCTATTGACTGTAGGTGCTTTGGATAGAGTTGTCATAAGGCTGTTCATAGCTGTAGCAAGTTTAGGGATATTCTCAATAGCTTTGGTCGAGGACTTATAACCTAACTGTGATATCCCCTTTGCAAGCTCCGATATCTGCGTATATGCACCGCTACTGGCTTGAATATTACCAAAAGCCTTACTAAGCTGATTCATGGAAGATGCCGCCCTGTTCATACTGGCAGTATCAATGGTGGACAGCTTTTCTATGCCCTTTGCAAGCCTTGTAAAATCTGCTGTCTTAACATTGTTCATGGACTGCATGGATTTAGCAAGTCTGTCAACGCCATTAGAAAGACCAGTAAGACTGCCGCTATTGATTCTGCTTAAAGACGTAGACAGTGTATCTAACTTAGTAATCAGCTTGTCAATCGCATTATTTGCTTTTGTCGCTTTAGCTTGTATCTGAATCTCCAAAGAATCAATCTCTGCCATATTGCACCTACTTCCAATTGTTAAAAGTCAGTGACTATCTTCAACCGATAGCCAGTAAAAAGGGCAGTAGACTATGACCTCTACCGCCCCTGTGTTATCTTTTCAGATATTCTCTTGTTACTTTTCCTGCCTTGCAATCTACCGTGATTCCTACACGTTTTTGGAAAACTCCAATTGCACTGGCTGTATCATTTCCTAAGATGCCGTCAATATTGCTCTTACCTTTTGCATTTGTGGCAGGCAGGCACTTATGATAGATAAGTTCCGTCTGTAGCCACTTCACATCATCCCCACGCATACATGGTACTTTCTTGTAAAGGATTCTCGTAGGCTCTGCATATGGGTTATTGTGCGTGTCGTAGACGGTCTGTAATTCGTTTAATTCACGATACCATACATTCATATCAACATTGCCATTAACGCCGCTTACAGCTCCTTTAGACGTGTACTGCCACCCTATCAAACTATCAATCTGTGGCTGATATTTCATGTCCATATTTCCAGTGTTCTTACCGTATGCCGCAATCCACAACGGACATTTAAGCGTACCATACGGTTTAATATAGGAATTGTAGAAAGACTTTCCAGTATACACACCGAATGCAAGACCATAACTTCTGATAACATCACCGTAAGCGTTGACAATGTCAATCAGCTTGCTTCTAAGTCCTTTCTGGCAGTTGTCCTCAACGTCTAGCCATACCATTGTCTCACGACCATTAAGCACTTCTGCTACTTTCCTTGCATCATTTCTAGCCTTTGTAACTGTTGTCGCATAGCTGTAGTTGTAAACGCCCTGTATCGTCAATCCGTTTGCTTTACAGCCTGTCCAGTTAGCTTCAAACTGCTTATCACGGTTCAAGTCCTTACGGATGATTTTAAGGATGGCAAACTGGATGCCGCCTGTCTTGACTTTTGTCCAGTCAATAGTGCCCTGATATGCCGATACATCTATACCGATATAACTCATTTTTTATCATTCCTTTTCAAATGGTTTGGGTAAATGACGCTGTTGTGCGTTTGCAATCCACATTTGCTCTGCCAGTAAAGCCTTACGAATTTTTGTATCGTAATCCTCCTCTTTTCTGTATCTATCAGCAGCATGTTTTATATACTCTGTCTTTGCTTTTTTACCATTCAAGCAATGTTCAATAGAATAAGTCATAGCAGAAATGAAGTAATCTCTGCACCAACGCCATATATCATTTTCACGTTTTTGGTCTTCCAACTCATAAGCTAACTCATATGGATGTAAGTCTGTCGGACAAGACCAGTCTATATCATATACCGTGAGTCCATACCCCTTAGTTACAGCAAGCCAATAAGGACGTATTTCCTCACAGTATAATTTCCATGTTAATTCTCGGCTTTCTCCTTGCTGTCCGAGTTCGCCTGTGCTTTCTCCACTTCCTTCTCGAACAATTTCTTTAAAAAACCATTAGCCGTTAATTCCTCCTGCAATTCTGTATAAAAGTCTGTGATATCTACATCACCAGTGTCTACATAATCTCCTACAAGAGAGAATGCCTTTTCCTTTGCTTCTTCATAGCCGTCATTTGTGTCAAGATTGTAGCCAAACTCATCAGAATGAAATTTCTGCAAACCAATCAAAACAACATCAGGAAGAAATAAAAGCATATCCTCAATCTGCTCTAAATTGTTTTCTGCCCCATTATTCATTCCTACAGCCATTTTTGCAAATCTTGAAAGAAGTCTTGATTTAACTGTTGGAATATAAACAAACTGTATTGTGTACTCTTTATCTTTTACTTTAATTTTCATCATATCTATTCCCTTTCCCTTACTATTAGTAAGAAAGGGGGCAGTCCTAAGACCGCCCCTACTCAATTTTACGCTGTTGCTACTGTAAATGTACCGTCCTTGTTGCCTGTAATTGTGTATTCATCCGTACACTCAATTGCGGTTGTATTAGGAATAACAGTAACAGTCATTTCCAAAATCTCATCATTACCGCCTACATCATTAGGTGTGGCAATAGCCTGACCTACATATGCATACTTGGCAACTCCTCCTACTCCATCTGTTCCGTACAAATGGAAAATATCAAGTTTCTTTCCTGCAAGCGTATTTACATCCTGCAAGTACTTCTTTTCAAGGTTTCCTGTTATTTCTCTTGCGTCCGCTGTCTTAATACCCATTTCAAATGTCTGTGTATCATCCTCTAATGTAGTGGACTCTACAGTGTTAGGTACAGAAACAGGCGAAGGAATAGTTTTTGCTCTAACAAGCAATTTGTACGAACCAGCAAAATCCGTTGATGGCTCTGTATGCTCTTTATAAATTACTCTGGCAAGATAACTTGTTGATGCCATATATACCGTCCTTTCTACCACTAATTAATGTGGTCAGTGACACACCCTGTTGTGTGCCAGTTAATAGTTATTGTAATGGGTCAAGCGAACCGATTGTTCGTGTAGCCCTAAATGTAGCAGTCCTTATTTTATTCGTAATCGTATAAACAGGATTGCTTATTTCAAACCGCTTCCATTTGAAAAAATTGATTGCAGTTGCGGTCATATTAACTAATGCTTCTCTATCAGACTGGCTTTCGCCTTGATAGTTTATCGTTATCTGAAACGTGGGTCTTATAGCATTGATAGTATCTCCTGCAATATCCTGTCCTACCTCAACTGCGCCTATCTGACGCATAAGAACTGTTGGAAACTTTGGTGTTCCTGTGACTGCTTCATCCTGCGTGATGTACAGATTTTTGTACTTACTGCCATATGCAAGTTTCATCTCATGAGAGAACATATTGAAAATCTGGTCTGGCAATCGTAACGCCCATGAATTATCAATCACTGCCGAACACCTCCTTTGCAGTTTCAAGAATTATTTTCCTAAGTTCAATAGCCGTGTAGTACATGAATGGTCTGCTAGGCATACCTTCCGTAAACCACCATTGACCGTTATCGTCACGGTAAAACCATCCGTAGCGTCCGTCTGCTAACTGTCTTATAGTCTTACCGCTTGCATATTCCCATGTAACACCGTCTGGTAGTTCTCCTGGATATGGTGATTCCTGTCCTACAATTCCTGTTCCAAACTCTACGAACAATGCGTGATCTGTTCCTGCCACAACCGCATATATCCCACCGCCTTGCACATCTTTTATGTGTTCAGCGTGTATACTTGAATTAAGTTCGTATGTGAATATTGCATCAAGCGAAGCAACATATGTCTGTGCAATCTCTACGCCCTTTTCAGCAAGTTTTTCAGCTAACAGCCTACATTTATACTCTAATGAATTTTGATAGCTCCTAAGTTCTTGTATAGCGTTCTGTATTGATTTCTGGGATAATTCCATCTTGATAACTTTTCTTGCCATATCAGCACCTACTTAACAACTTTCTGCAATAAAAAAAGGTCTGCGGTCAGACCCTCATCAGCTACGCCCTTTACAACATAGTCTGCGCTATCTTCGTCTGAAAGTCCGTTATTTTTCAATGTGACTTCGGACTTTTTCCAGATAACGTCTCCTGCTTTAATTGGCAGATAGCCTTTATCAGTGCAAATCTGTACATAGGACGTGCTATCGTCAATACCGAACTGCTTTACCAGTACTTCACTCAATTTATTTGAGATGTTGGCGTAAAAAGTAACTGGTTCTGCGAATCCGCTGACTTCCTGTGTCTTAGGAATCGGATTGCCCTGTGAATCAAGGTATGGAATAAAAGTACCACTGGAATCCGTATATCCCTCATAGACAGGATTTCCATCCTCATCAGTAACAGGGATTGTAACTGATTCTACTTGCAAGGCGTATTTCATTTTCTGCTTATTAATATCAAGCATTTTTCTTTACCTGTTTATAAATCTGATTGACGCCTGTGCTTGATAATCCGGACACAATTCCTACTGCGATTGCATTAAGAATGTCATTTGCCGGAAAATCTGGAATTACATACATTCCAACAATACCTAAGATACCGCCTGCAATGCCTACGATTATAGGAATGTAATTATCCTTAATGTGTGGGATTGCTTTAGCTCCTAAGCCTATCAGATATGTAATTACAACGATTGCAACTACTGTTGATACTGATGTTATATCCATTTTAATCCTTACCTCCATTCTTTAAGTGAATTTCCTGTATTTCGTTATACATTTTGGTTACCATACCATTACCGCCCAATGCGTGATATGCGTTATACATTTCAACAAAATTGTCATACGCATAAGATGGTATTTCGCCAAGTTTCATATACTTATCGTGATATTCGATAAGCTGTACTCGCAAAAGTAACATTGTACCTTTACTATTGGCGTCTTTGTCTTTTTTCTGTTGCTTCAGAAGCCAAACTATATAACCAAGCAATATTGGTAACGCTATGGTGTAAGTCTGTAATAAAATTTCTTTCATTTTATATCTCCTGCAATTTAATACAGGCACACTGCCCTCCACCTCTTACTGTGTGCCGCCTACAACCATATTGCCGACATCAGCAATATGGTCATGCACAATCTTCTTATATAATCTTAACAAACGGATATACACCAGTAAGAAGCGTACTTCTGTCTACCCATTTACGGCTTACTGCACCGTTTTCTGTATAAGACTCCATGTACGCTTCTCCTGCCTGTGAACGGTCATAAACCGTTAGGTTAATGATTGTGTCCTCAAATTGCTTCAAGTCGTTGTCAATCTGTTCCTGCGTATAGGTCTTAGGGTACATCCGCTTGTTGATTACCTCATTGGTACACTGCTTTATAAGAAGCTCTAACCTTGGGTTATCTTCCTTATGGTCGAATACAGTAACATCAGACGTAACGCCTGTATCTGGGTCTGTGACCTCTTCAATATGAAATTGTCCTAATCTGATTTTTACTTGTTGTAAAATACTGTATTCTTCCATGGCAACCCCTTATAAGCTCATCAATTCAATAAGCATTTTCTTTAAATCCTCACCGCTAAAGGAATCGGCATTTTGAATTCCTTTTTCTCCTGCTAACTTCTGCAAGTCTGCAGTTCTCATGCGGTTAATGTCTGTCTTTGTATATGGCTGATTTTCTGTTTTAACTTCCTTATCAGCATTTCCGTCTGGCACTTCTGTTCCTGCTGGATACCAAACACCGTTTTTATTTACGATATACGGATACTTCATCCCCGATACCTCCTACTAAGCAGAATGTACTTCGATCACAAATGTTGAATCCATATTCTCATAAGAAGGAAGCACGATTTCTGAAGCTGTAACAGATGTAATTGCGGGAGGACCGTATTCAACTTTCTTAGCAATTGCAATTCCCATACCATACATAGAAACATCTACATCAGCAACCTGTGAAGCTGTTCTTTCTTCTGGAGTAGTTCCAAACCAAGTATTGCCAAGAGAACCACTTGGTAGTAACGTAACCTTATTATCAGGGTAGAAATACTGTTCGTTTCCCTCATCGTCAATGTACATCTTGTCGTAAAGAACAATAGTAAGTTTTGTTCTTGATTTTGTGATAGAGACAACATTATCATCTGTAAGCTCAATGTTTGCCGTTAAGTTCTGCGCAAGAATAGCATTTTTGACCTGTGCATTTTCTAACAGATAATTAAATGTGTTAGAGTTCATAAGCGCATAGGAAGCAATCTTTCCTAATTTTGCAAGTTCTTTTCTTGCATTATTAAGATCAGTGAGTGGCTTAGAATTTGTAGTATCGCTCCACATAGCCGTGTCCTGCAATTTTAAGTAATGCTTCTTTGTGTATTCTCCGTTAGGGTCATAATCATACTCATACTTAACACCGTCAGATTCAATACCGATTGTAGGATGTCCATTTGTTGTTGAGAGAAGAGACATTCTCATTCTTTCTGGCACGACTTCCGCTCCGCTCACAAGAGTATTAGTGTCATCATAAATACTCTGCAATACACCCTGCAAATACGGATCGTTTTCATCTTTGATTCTATCAATTTCCTGTGCATCCTCTTCTGTGACAATCATCTGTTCACGGAAAAATGCCATCTGTGTTTTTTCTGTCTTTAATCCGCCCCTTGCTCTGATTGTTGGCAGCGCATCAAAATTAGACGGTTTCAGTGATACAGGAAGTCCCTTGTGTGTCTTAATCCACTTTAAATCAAGACCTGACTTTTTCTTCTCTGGAAACCACTGTAAACCAAGATAAGGAATTGTATTGCTTGCGTTTTCTGTAGCCGCAAGTGCAATAGCCTTTGTATTTACTACTTCATTTACTAGCATTATTTTTACCTCCTGTTAATTATTCAAAAACAATCATTGGCAATGCCGCTTTTGCAACTGCCGCAATTTCAACGCCTGAATGTGTCTGCGCAATTGTTTTGTCAATATATGCCTTTTTAAGCAACGTTCCCTGTGGTCTATCTTCTGTAACATCATGTAATAAGATTCCCACTACTGTAGCCGTGTTATCTGCTACTCCTGTAGAACCGATAGGGGTTCCTGCTTTTACAACCTTTTTACCGTTTGCCAGTTTTGTATCAACGCTTGTAAAATCAAGTGTCATAGGGATTCCTTCAAACGGCTTTCTTTTTAAGATTTCAACATCGCCAGCGTATGTTGTCTGCTCAAACTGCATCATCTTAGTTACCTCCTACATAGTGTGATAAAATATCATTGTTCTGTTTCTGACCGCCGTATAACTTTTCAACAAGTTTTTCAGCAGTAGTCTTATTTTCATTTTCTTTGCCAGCAGTACCGCCACCAGGATTAGTAGAATTGTTTGCGATCTCCTGTTCTTTAGCTTGTGCCGCCGCAGTTTCTTTGTCAGAAATAATTTTTCCAAGAGCATCATAATCCATAGTGCCGTCATCCTTAATAATCTGTGCCGCCTGTTCAGCACTTACATTAAATTTAGATGCCGCATTGCTACGCTGTGTTGAAATTGCCTGTGTCTTTTCCAGTTCTGCAATTCTTGCATTCGCTTTTTCAAGGTTTTTATTTGCCTGCTCAACCTCTGAAAGATTTCCAGCTTCCAATTCATCCAGCTTTTTCTGCAATTCATCCGCATTATCAGCCTTTTCCTTATACTGGTTAGCCTTATTTTTTTCCTTTGCAACCTCTGAATTATTCTGATTTAGCAGATTAGTGATCTGTTCGTCTGTTGCATCTGGAAAAAGTTTCAAAACATCGTCTCTTGTCATAAATTACCTCCGTAAACTCACGCTTTTGTTACCGCAGGTCGCTCCTGCTGAGTCTCTCCTATTTACCGCATAGGTGCAATTTTATAAAATAAAAACAACTACTGATTATTCCTCGGTAGTTGCCTTATTCTGCTCATTATTCAATTTTTTCATTACTTCCTGTGCTTTCTTCTCTTCTTCCTCGACATTATCAATCGTTTTCCATAATGCATCAAAGTAAGGCTTAGAAAGCGTATATGTCTTTTCTGCATCTCCCCACAGTCCAACTGTTTTAACTGCTACAAGAGGATTTATGCCTGCCTGCAATAACTGGTACAGCGTCTGTGCCTTGGTATACATATTATCCTGTGGACTATGATTAATCTGCACGTCAAAGTCTCTTATTGTCAGTCCTAAGTCCTCTTTCTTGATTCTTATGGCATTTAGGACTAACTTTGCAAGTCGTTTCTCGGCTGTCTTTACTAATGGGTCTTTCAACTTTGCTCGGGATTTTGAAAAATCCCATCCATTACGCAATTCTACAGCGCCCTGCGTGTCTCCACCTGTATTACTTTGCTTATTCGGTATTCCCAGGATAGAAAGTGCATTATCCAGTAAATCTTCCTTTGCAACTTGGCACTGCGTCTGGTTAAGTTCCTGCGTCATTAGATCAACATCAGACTTGTTATCCTTGTTGATAGACTTTACTACAAACGCACGATTCATTTTCATTTTAGAGAATGTCTCTTCGTCAATTTCGCAATTCACAAACTTAAAGAATGACTGTATAAACTGGTCTACACCGTCCATTCTGTCAGACTGCATATTGTTTACTGCGTCCTGTAAGTCTATTATAAGTTCTATATCTGATAATCTTGAATGGTTGTTAGGGTATTCCACTATAGGAATACTGCCAAAAGCGTGTAATTTCCAGTTCTGTACCTTGCTGTTGACAATCTGGCATTCGTATGTGTCTGCATAGCACTGCTTATAACACTTACCGTCTGCGTCCTTTAATTCCTGTACTGCAAGAATCGGTTCTTCCGTAGAACGGTTATAAATGATAAACGTGTTCAATGGGTTAGGTACAACAATTCTGAATGGTATATCTCCATTGGCAAACTGTATAGCCTTAAATGATGTGCCAACTGCTGATTGCCATTCTCCTGCCTGTATATCTTTTTCCTGCTTATTTGCGTCAACAAGATAATCATTCAACTCATCAACTGCGTTGTTGATTCTACCGTCGTCCTTGCGGCTGATAAACTGTACAGGCTCGCCATAGGTCTGACCAACTTTGAATTGAACCCATTCGTAACAATGGTTTTCACAAATTCTATTAGTTATGTCCTCATTGGATATCTTTACTCGATATCTTATAGGTTGGTCACCCTTATAGTAATTCCACAGATATTCGATAGCCGCCTTATTGAAGTAAAAAGCACCTATGCACTCTCCAATGACTTTAACAATGTTATCTGGAGTGATAGTTTCAACATCCGTATATGCAATTTTACGTCCGTATACGCCCCTTACTAACTCTTGAAAAGTCCTGTTGTTCATAACTGCTCCTTAAACAAATGATACGCCGCTTGATGTGGCTCTCTGTGGTAATCTCTTCGCTTCTGTCTCTCCTGTGTCATAGTGGTATATGATTCTCTTTTCACATTTGCGGCACTTACAGATTGTATTTGTCTGTGACCGCATATCATGTCTACCTACCGTTCTATGACATATAGGGCAGTATATTGTTTTTGATTCTATCAAGATAAATCCCCCTTTTATGCATTAAAAAAGCACCGTCATGAAAACGATGCCTTTTTGAGAGAGGTGTGAAAACTTATTGATTTGGTCTTTAACCATTTTAATGATACCACGCTGTATATAGGACATTCTAGGACAACATCATGATTCAATATACTGTTCACCGTATTTTTTTTCAAATTCCTTTAATGCCCTGCCGTGAAGCCTTGTAATATTCCTAAAAGAGTAATTCATTTCAGTTGCTATTACTTCAAAAGTCTTTTTCTCAATATATCTGGCAAACAGAATATTATATACATTTTCATCATCCATGCTGTCAATTTGACTTATGATTACATTTTTCTTTTCAACGTAACCGTCTATCATTCTATCCAGTTCTTTTTCCATTTCATCTATTTTAGAAAATGTAACTCCCATTCTGTCTGGGTCAGGGGAAGTTTTTACACGTTCATCATTCTGTATAGCAGTAACATTGCACGCCATTTCCCTTAATTGCTGTATTTCCACCAACTTATTATTAATCATCCTGTTAAGTCTGCTTATTTGGTTAAGATATTCTCTTGTCTGCATAATTAATACCTCCTAAATGGGTTGTGGACTGCTTCGACTTTTGCTGATACTCCTGTACGCATTTCATTTTCAAATAATGCAACTGAATCCGGTGCATCATCATGCTTTACTTTTCCGCTTCGTGTTATTGTGGTAAGTTCTTTCATAAACTTGTAATACTGACTCTGCCTGTCCATTTTCTTAAAATCTCTGAAATAATAGTCACGAATAATATTGTCTCTGGCGTTTTCCATTCTGGTTATCTTGTTAGTACAGTTGAATTTAAACCTTGCACTGCATCTTCCACCCAGTTCTTTTACAATCTCCATTACATCACGTCCGAAATATTCTCCTGCACTGTTGCTTTCAAATGTGACAGTCTTTACATTGTGTTTAACAAGCATATTTGCGCACTCTGGCTTTGTAAATTGCGTTCCTGCGTTGTCAAATACAACATCTACTATGTAAACCTCATTTCCGTATACATAACCGATAGGCATTGAGCAACTGTCTTCTCCCTTATCTGCGCTATCGCAAGCCGCCATGATTGCATCTGGTTCTCTGTCAATTGGTAATTCTTCAAAGTAATTAAGCTCTTTTTCAGCAAACATTCGCCCTTTTGCTTCAAATGGTTCTTGTTGGAACTCTGCCGCCCACGTTTCTTCCGAAACAAGTTTTCTTTCCTTTTGGTAGTAAACGGTTGTGAATATCTTCCGCAATCCCTTTTTATCTTTTCGATAAATCTCCCAATTGCTTTCATCTGTGATCGGGTCAAGCGCCGGAATCGCAACTTCTTTCCATCTCCACTCCAATTCATCAGCTTTATTTTGCAAAGCCGTAATTGGGTCATACAGACTGTATTTAGTTCCCTGTATAATAATAGGCGTACCCTCTAATCTACGTCCAAGTACATCATCCGTAACCTTTTCGCAAAGGAACTCCAGGCGGTCACGATTCCTTGCTTCTTCGTGGTTTTTTACGCAGTCATCAATGTATACAAGAACATTAGCTTCTGTACATCCTACAATGGCACCGTCTATAGGTCTACAAGTGAATGTCGGGAATATATTTTTCTTTTTAAGGTCTATTGAAAGATTTTCAGCACTCTTGTAATTTTCTCCTATCTTCATCGCTTCTGGAAATACGCTTAAAAATCGTTGATAAGTGCTTTCTGTTTCAAAGCCTTGCAACAAACCGCCATAAAATCGCTTAACAAGTCCTTCTCCTTTACCAACGCCAAATATACTGCCATCCGGGTCACGACCGCCCATCATCATAGCAAGTCGCAATCCGCCTGTAGTTTTTCCAGTACGTTTAGGCTGTGATACGGACAGAAAATCAAGTTTACCGTCATATATTTCTTGGTAAGCACCTACAACTGGCTGTAATACTTTCTTTCTTGGAAAATAAAATCTCTTGTATGGGTCTTTTTCGTCAATCTCAATATATCGGAAAAAGCTGTCTACCAGGTATGCGGATTCCAGTCTTAATACCTCATAGTAGTTATTTAAGACTAAAAATTCGGCGTTATTATCTCCGCAGTATATCTCTAAATCGTCAATATGACCGCCGCCTGTGCTTTCCGCAACTATGCTGTCTATTAATTTCTTTGTTTTTTTTGAAATTTCCAGTGAGAATGGTATGTCTTTGTCATTATACATACCCCACTGTATAGAATTGACATAGGCATTTATTACTTCTTCGGATTCCCCATTTTTAACAATGTTATGGATTCCTTTTCGCTCTATGTAATTGTCATTACCTTTTAACTGGTTTATTAAATCCTTACTTGCCAAAAAAGGCACCTCCGCATAGCAGAAGTGCCTTGACCTCTGCCTATAATTTTTCTAGGGTAGCGACTAACTCCATTTGTTAGCCGGTAAATATATTTATTTGCCAATTTCTACAGTTCCTAAGTATTCGACACTGTCTTTTGAAGTATAGACAATGACTTTATCGCCATGAACCATATTAGGTTTTTCTGTGACTTCGATTTTGTTCTCATTTTCTACAAAAATAAATTCAACGCTTCCCTTGTAGGTTATCAGTCGTCCATTTATGCAAACTGTAATTATCTCATAGTTGTAAGCCGGGGTACATGAAGCTGTACTTTGATATCTAACATAAATTTCACTTTGTATCTCTTCTATTTCACATTCGTATTTTTCGGTTTTATTAGCCCAATTTAAAAATAATATCAGTGCAACAATGCTAACAACAATAACAATAATTGGAATAATGGTTTTAAAAATTTTTTTCATAAAATCTCTTTTCCGCTGATAATCAGCAACTAAACATTTACTAATTTAGCTACATACCTTGCCATTTCAATTGTTGTCCCATTTTCATCTCTTGTACTAACACAAACACAATTGTCATCATGGCTTATCATATCTGTAAGTCTAATTTCTGTTTCATCATCTTTAAAATTGTAGCATTTTCGCATTTCTTCAATGCAATTGTTCATTTCTGATATTTTCATAATCTCACCCCTAACAATTTATTTTTATACCCTCTGTCAATATAGCGGTTTTATCCTCATCCAGAATTGCATTTCCGTTTTCATCCGTTTTATGCCATCGTGCATCAACTTTAATCATAGGACTTTGGTTTGAATGACCGATAAAATGTAACTCCATGTCTGTGCATTTTACTTTTTTACCGTCAATAAACACTTCTGCTGTTTCCCCATCGGATATTATCTTAATTTTTTCATTCATTCTTTCCACCGTCCATTAAAACAACATGTGTTACTTTCCCAGTTTTTGTTACTTGGTCTACTTCCAGTACTGTCTGAAACTTATCAATATGCATATCAATATTTGTCATATGCCTAATTTGCCTATCCCCGACACACAAGCTTGTACTGCCGTCCTCATACTGTAAAAGTAATAATTTAATCTTTTTGCTTTCCTGCATTTTTGACTTTATCGTTATATCTCTGATAATCACAAGCAAAATAACCGCTATCCAATAGCACGCATATGCTGTTTTGCCTAACAAAATATAAAAAATTGCTCCTATTACGCAAGCCACAAAGCAAATAGCAATTATTCTGGCATATTCAATTAATGTCTCTGCTAAAATTTTAAGTATTCTTTTCATTCTTCATAAACCTCTCAAAATCTCTCCTGCACTTAGGGCATAAATCATATGTTCTTTCAAGAAATTCGTATCTTCGAACATTCTTGATCTCCAGACATATCTCATTGCCTTCGAAAATAGGAACTATGTCTCCATAACTTCCGATTGGCTTAAATTTAACTTCTTTCCTAGATTTAGGTATTATCTCTTTCCCACACCTGTCGCAAGTGCTCCATTCTTTTTGATGTTTCATTCTTCCACCGCCTTTTAAACTAACCCTAGCATACATAAAATATCAAGTCCTGTTATTCTCTCCGCGCCCTCTCTTGTGTGCATAAGAATATCTTTAAGTTTTTCATTTTCTGCATTGCTGTATTTATTTCTATCATACGCTCCCGAAAAACAATAATATTTGCAATATCCATAGCCTGCACCAAGCATGTTCCCATGAATACTCTTTCCGACAATATCGTAATGTTTTGGCACTTTTAAAATATCGTATTTTTCATCTAGGGTGCATTCCTTTTGTTCTGCTTTTAACTTTGATTGAAGATATTTTAAAAAACTAACAATATCTTTTTCTGATTTGGAAATGTATAAAATAGTTTCTTTCATTCTCTCAATCTCTCCCGAACACTCTTTTCAAAATCCTGTTATCCTCTTTACTGTTCGCATGGATAACAGGCTCATCACCTAATGTCGTGCAATCAATTATTTCTTCATTTCTGCCTATCGTAACCGTTCCTAGTTGATTAATTCTTGAAACGTCAATGTTTTCTTTTGAGCCTTTTATCCATTTAATCATTATTCTGCCAACTTTCTACATTTCTGATATATCCTTTATTTCACCATTCGGCAGTTTTACCTTAACTTCGCTCGCAACTACCTTTATTGTAATTTCCTTTGCCATGTCTTTTGAGTAGATACCTGATATGTTATCAATACTTACCACTCCTTTTACAATTTCGCCATCGAGCGATAATGTAATAAATTTTCCACTTGAGTTGTCAATCAATGCTTCTTTAACCATCTTCCACCAACTTTCTACCGCAGATAGGGCAATAATTGATATCAAAATATCCGCCTGCCTTGCATTGCTTAAAAATAACAATCCCTGCCTTTTCATCATTGGCGTTCTTGATAATCTGCGCATCTGATAAATCTGTAGTACTAGCGCATGGATTGATTTTTATATCTTTACCACAAATAGTATTTTCGTCTTTCCATTGTTTGCAAAATTCACACATATTACACCTCAATACCATATTCACTAAAATAGTTTGCAATATTTTCTGGGATTTCTACACCCATTTCCTTTGCTTTTTTAAGTGATTCTATTTCTTCATCAGTCGGCGCATTTGCAAGTCTGAACCATTGTTCTTTATCAAGTGTCCTACATTGTAAAGCGTTTTCAAAATCTGTGGTATCATAGTTTTCTTTCATTTTCTCTCCTATCTGTGCAGTTTCCGTAGGCTGTTCGGACTCCAAACAACGCCTACAGTACTTGCAAAAATCAGAATGGCAGGAATCGAACCTGCGACCGCCTGTATATAAGACAGGTGCTCTAACCGACTGCGCTACATTCTGCGGTGTTAGGTTTCAGTTTTTTACTTGCTCCACACCCAACTAAGTGCAAGGTTGTGTTAGTCAGAGGTCTAAGACCACTCTAGTTGATTCATTTGCCGCAAAACTGCGCATTTTCACGGTTTACAAAGAATCAGCAATAACATTACATGATCATAAAATTGTACACAAAACGAACTGAAATGATATTAACAATTCTCTGCACTTCTCATAAACTGCTACGCTGATGCACCAGCGCAAACTTCCAAAGTGCCACTTGCTACCCACTGGCTATTGCTGTCACAGTGTCGCTTATCTCCGCAAGTGTAGTTTTTTAAGATACCTCAAAGCAAACTCTTGATATCTCTTAGCAGATACGGTAATTACTGACAACTTGTGTTCTTGAATTACCGATAGTGGAAAGGTGGAATCGAACCACCGCATAGGAAACCTCTTCCCTGCTCTTCCTTTTAAGCTATTGCCACTAAGAATTATTAAGTAAAGGGGAATCCGACTGTAACGGTCATATCTGCGTAAGCTATGGTTTGGGGTTTCACCAAGCGGTCAAGTGTTGTGGGATTTCACTCGACCGATACCAGCCGGACGGTCTCTCACCGCCCTTAACAGTAGTCCTAACTTGTGTAGAGGAGATTACATACCTATCTCGGAAGAAAAGGTAAATGGTGTGTGCGTCCTGTCCAAAATGCAAAACTGACAGGACTAATAGCAACGGTAGGAGTCGAACCTACTCGGCATTTCTACCCTAACTGTTTAGCAAACAGCTCTCTTTACCGATTGAGTACGTTACCTAACCTTGCGGCATTTTAAATATTGCATTATCCAATTTGAAAATGTCTGTGTTGTCAGAATTTATAGTGTAAATTGCGTTTAGTTTTGCTTCTCTAAGCAAATCATTAACGCTCTTATCCGGCTCTATATTTTTAAATATTACAGGAAGTCCTGAATATGTCTCATGAATGTTCTGGAACACTTCCATGGCACGCTCCTGTGTGCTGTATTCGCCTCCTATAATTGCCAATACATGATTGTAATTTACGGATATAGGCGTACTCTCAAAATCTACCGACAAATCTCTTTTTTGGCTAATTATTCGCATTTTCTCTTTTCTCCCTGTGATTAAACTGGCAATCTAGCATCTTGGATATGTTCTGTCGTTCACATCTGATGCCATGCCCCTGTCTGAATAACTCACATTCTAAGACTTGACCGCATTTGGAACACTCGTCTGTGATTTGCTTGCCAAAGATTAACATGGCTATGACTCCTTACCTGTTTTGTAAACGAACATAAGTATTTTAAAAACTGACCATGTCATTTTCACGCCTGCTAACCAGAATAACCATGTTGGTGCCTGTAACTTAATCAAAATCCATATAAGAATAATTCCTGTGAACATATTGACTCCTTTTTTTTATTTTTGAAAGATTTTTAGAAATAGGGTGTCTGGATAATTAATATCTGCGTGTTGGATAAGGGCTTTTTGTTTATCGGGTGGTTTTGCTGACTTAGTAGGGGCTGTCTCGTCCGTTCTTCCGACCCCCTCCCCCTGCCTGCCAGGTTCATGCCATCAATCGAACGTACGTTAACTATTCGCAAAATATTAATTTTCCGTACTCTTTAATGCCATTACGAAAAGCCTTGAAACCCTTGTAAATACTACATTTCTAGCTGTTTGTATTACTGTCAATAATACTATTATTGTCTTCTAATTGCTGAAAACTGCCATTATTTGCACCTAACTGTAGCAATTCTGACATTGGTAGAGCTGTATTATTAGCTTTCTCTCGGCTTACTCCTGGCAGATTCCATTGATAGTGTCTGTTGAGTATTGCCAATATTCCAACAGGGTTTTTGTTGCCTGTTGCTAATTTATCAGATAGACTTTCCTCTCTGTAAGACAACAATTTTTGATATATTTCACAACCCGACCGACTCAGTTTATTATTATCTTTTCCCCAATCAATAAACGTGTCTATGTTTATCCCTGTCATATTGCTAAATCCCATTAGACTAATCTCTTTATCATAAATAAAACATAAATCTATATATATATCACAGATATCATTAATTAAATTATAATTATAACAATTACAATTGCTCGGAATACTGTTATTATTAATATTATATATAGTCTTAGATTTTAATATATCTTTAGTTGGAAATACTACTTTTCTGATATATCTCAGTGCGCCATTCCATACACTTTGTGATTCTGTTTTTATGTTCTCTATCTGGTTAGATTCGCAGAACATAGATAGAGCCATAGCTATATCATTTTCGTATATTTCCATTCCGTCCCGTTCTGTTACCTTCTCCATGCTCCTGATCACCTCCTAGAAAAATAAAAAAGCCGAGAAACAAAACTAAAAACACTAGCACTGTTTAAATGCTATATGCTTTTGCGCCTTGCTCTCGGCAATTCCTTAGAATAAACGGTTATGTAAACCGTCCTATAAATCTTAATCGTGTATAGCTCTCGTATGAGCTTATATACATAATAAAACACATTTTATAAAAATGCAATAGGTTTTTTAAAAAAATTATCCAGTAGGTAAACGGTTAATATATCCGCAAATGGAAATTTAAACCGATAATAAAAATCTGTCTTTAAATCCAAAATTTAAAACTGTTTTGCACTTAACAGGAAATTTTTTGTTGTCTCGCGCGTATACGCGATATATAACCTATACTAACCTTACCTAACCTATACTATACTACGGATACAAAATGTATACAAAATGGAAACAACGGGTAAATTATGGAAACATTTTAATGCCTAAAACGGTGGTTTATCTGGTAGTTTTATGTCGGTCATAGTTGGCTCTTGCTCTACAGGCTTAACAATACATGTCTTCCTTGCGTTTATCTCTTCCTGTAGCTTCAATAACCGCATACGGTTGTCTGTCTCTTCCTGTTCTGTCGTTATATGCTTCTCAAATGCCCCAGAATCAATTTTAATATCTTTGTCGATAATTTTACCGTCAAAGTCATTTTCATTCGTGCTAGACGATTCTGTGACGTTTGAAAGGTATTCTGTATTGTTACGTAAACCATAATTAGCAATCCTATCATCAATACAGCTATTAATAAATTCTGTTATAGTTCTATATCCATGTTCTTTTGCTATATTATTAATATATTCCTTATCCCCTGTCTTACGTAATATAGTTATTCTATCATATTTTTCTTTTTGGTAATCATTTATATAGTTATAAACAGCTTTCTTTTTATCCATAATTTAACCACTCCTTTATATAGTTATAACTTAGTTGTAACTATATATAATTATAGCGTATATTCCGCTTAAATACAATGCTTTTGAATATAGTTATAAATTATTTATAAATTAGTTATAACTATATATGCACGTTATATATGCACACTATGCATAATGCAAACAAAAAGCACCCTGTCGGATGCTCTTACAAATCTGTTAAATATGTGGGTCGTATCTTGGGATCGTGTCCATGTCTATTATCTGTACTTGTCCTTTATCGTCCAATTTAAATGCAAACATTATACCGCCCGTGATCGTTACGTCTGGCATATCTCCATTTTTAACAGGCAATACGTTGTTATCCCAAAGATACAGCGTATTATATCCATGTCTATACATGCCTTTTAGGATGTCGTAAAAGATTTTAATTTGCACGCCCTGTTCTCGACTAACCAGATATATATTACGTTGGCTGGTCATGTAAGGTTTTTTTGGGTTTATGCTGTACCCAATCGGTACTCCTACGTCTGGTACTTTACTGTATTTGGTCTTGCTTATGCTCTTGTCGTACCAATTAGTAAGCCCGGCTGTTCGGTATTCCTCTACTGTGCCTGGAAAGAATATCTTTACAAGTCCTTTATATTCGAACCCAAATGCTTTTATATTCTCTCTTACAAAATCCCTGTACCACTCTTTATCCTCTGGTAGCTCTAATGCATCGTAATAATTATAAATGTCTTCCATAGTTAATTTTTGCGTGTTTTTGCAAAAGAATGTATAAATATTATTACTTGTAATTAACTTGCTTGCTACTGGTTTATTCATGGACACAAGACCGCTGTAGTAGTCCATGCTACGATATTTTCTGTTAAATTTCATTCTCCGCTCGTTTATTACAATATAGGTTTTATTTGGGTTGACTATTATATAATTGCCTACTATTGGCTTATGCCAAGATAACGCCAATTCTTCCAGTTTATCTGACCCGATCATGTCTATTGCTTGCTGTATCATTTTTCCCTCTCCTTAATCACAAAAAGGCTACCATTGCAGTAGCCTTTTATTCTTTATACTATACTAGCTCTATAGCTATTATTTTTATCTTTGTATCAAGCGGATTTTCCGCTTTTTCAATTACTTTAAATCTGTAATCTATCCAGTTGTTGTCGTCCAACTGGTAACTATAGGACTCTTCCGGTACTTCACCGTTTCCGTCCCAAAGATCGTTCATTTCGACCTCTTCCCCAATTTCCAGCTCTGGAATAACCGTATTCCAGAGCTGTTTTTTAATAATTTCCATTGCCCTCTTTACTGCTTCATTCATGTTCTTTTCCTCCTAATTTTAAATTTTTATTGACTATTTAAGATAATTATAATACTATATATACATAGCTTTGCTATTGTGTAGCATCCATGATGTGCTATGCAGTCGTTTCCATCTATGGGGAAACGTTGGATTGAAACAATATTTTTTAGGAATACAGTCAAGGTACAGTTATTTGCTGTGCCTTTTCTGTTTCCAATTTTTATAAATTTCAGAGCTTGCACTATTCAGAATATCATGCTCTGTTTCTGCTTGGATATTTCCATTATCATCAACATGAATAATCACACCTGTTTCACAATGCACAACATCATTAACAGATAAAGAATGAAATGTTTCTATTCCGCTTCTGTATTCTTCCGCTTGTTTCGAAACTGCAACTAATGTATTAAGCTGATTAATAGAAAACTGCCTAATTATATCATCAGAAAATTGGTTTCTGATGTACCAAGGCAAATTATTTATTATATTGTTTTTTTGTTTTAAAAGTTTCTCTTTTCTCATGATGCTCTCCTCTCTTATTCCTCGTCCTCTCCCTGCGTCATGGAATCCCACGCTACAGGATTCCCGTCTTCATCCCACTCTGATTCCAGCTCGCCACCATCTAGCAGGATGGCAAGCTCTTCTTCCGTATAATCCTCGCTGCTTTTCACAGCGTTGTTTTTATAAAGACACCCATCTTTGTAGGTGTCAATTGAAAAATTAAAAACTGTCATAGTTTCCTGTCTCCTCTCTTGGCTTTTTTCCTGTTCCTTGACTATACTATAGCATATAGTTGTTTCTTTTGCAAGTGATATTTTAAAGAATTTTAAATTTATTTTTTTCTGCTTCACTCTCTACATATTCTATAAGGTCTTTTGGCTGCATATCTAAAATCATACAAATTCTGTTCACGCTCTCCAAAGATATATTAGTATCTTCATTTTTTATCTTTTTTAGTGTGTCTTGACTCAAAATCTTTGTTGTTTTGGCTTTATAAGTGTTAAATCCGTGACGTTCCAATGCATCAGCTACATTTATTTTGTATCGTAACATATTTTTAAATATCCTCCTTTATTATATTAATAATATTGTATTACAGCATAACAAAAAAATCAATAAAAATATTTCTTAAAAAAGTTATAAAAAGTATTGACTATTTCTTTTTAAAGTGATATAGTTATCTCAACAACAAAACAAGGAGGGAAACACCATGGAAGATAGAAGGAAGGAACTTGAAACACTGCTTACAGAGCAGTGCGGAAAATATGACAGTGATTGTACTAACTGTCCGTACTCTAAGGAGTGCGAAGAGTACGCAAGGTTGGAGCAATTAAATACAATGTGCCTTACTTGTAAAAAGCTCGGCACAGATTGCAAAGGCACAACTTGCCAAACATGGACAGGTTGCGCAATGAAAACTAGGTAAGCCGTGGCGGTCTATCGGGGTTCGATTCCCCGACTTGCTTTTGCCCGATAGGGAATAAAAATAATATGGAGGAATAAGCACATGACAAGAATCGAAAAAATGAAGAAAGACGGATACCCAAAGATTATAAAAGGCAACGGAGGATATAGAGCATATTTGAAAGATATGCAACTTCTAGGCGGTGGCGATTATATGGCTATATATAGCTATCCAGGTGGGGAATGTTGCCACAGCCTGGAAGAAATACAAAAATGTTTTGAAATCATCGAGCAATAACCGCTGCAGAGGATGCCAGCCGGACCAATACCGGCGGCGGTTCTATGCATACACTATTTACAATATATGCATAAAATGATATAATTGTCAGAAAAAAAGGAGAGGTGTAACATGACAATCAGAGAATTTGCAGAACAGAACAAAGAAAAGTACGCTTGCATGGACTACGTGCTTACAGATGATGTGATTGATTTACATAATCAATCAGTATTAGATGAAGAAAATAAGGATATCGACGATTGCGAAGTTGTCGATATGAACATGTACGAGTACATACTGTACTTAGAATTAGATGACCGTGCATGGGAAGATTTTGACGAAACGGACGATGAATTAAAAAAACGTATTGAAAAAATCAATGCGGAAAATTACGAATACAGCAAAGACGATAAATTTGCCGTTATCTTCGCAAATGAGTAGTGATAATACGCCCAAAAAGGGCAAGAAAAAGCCTGTTATAAACCCATTGACAGGCGAAGAATTTAGATCAGAATTAGCCCTGTGCCAAAGCGCAGGGCTACCTGTGCATACTTACTATTACAGACGTAGCAACGGCATGTCTATACGAGAGACTTTGGAAAAGGGGTACGCTTACAATAGACCAATCCCATGTATAGACCCACGGACAGGCATAGAATACAAATCGGAACGTGCGCTTTGCCAAGCATTTGGAATTAAAAGACCGACATACGAGCACAGAAAAAAAAGAGGATGGACGTTAGAAGAACGGATATACGGGAAAGAACAAAAAAGTAAAAGAGGGGAAAAATTAAATAAATAGTTTTTAGGGTGGACATTTTCCACTTTTTTCCCGGTTTTCTGTTACCGTACAGGGCTATGTGTGCGTTATCCGTTCATGTAGCCGTATGCAGTAACCGTACCTTGACAAGAACATAAAACAGGCGTAGAGTGTTTATAACTACATCCGTGCTATAAGTGTACCCTGTTAGCTTTAAATTGCCTTACAGAGGCTTGCAGTGCGTTCTGTTGTTATATCCGTTATGTGTCTATGATCTATAGCAAACAGATACACGCGCTTTAGCATTGTAAAGTTTTGCATTCATTTTCTGGTCGCAATCTTGCAAATATTGCACATAAATCTGGTCACGTTTTCAAAATGGTTTTTCCAGTCCAAAAACCACCCCAGGGGGGCATCAAAATTTTTCCGAATGTTGTGGAAAATCCGAAAAAAATTTTGCTTCAAAACCGTTCTGAAAATCCCAGTAAGAAAAGTACCCCAGGGGCGGTCAAATTTGTTTCAGAATATTTTTTTCTCCTAGGGATTTTTAGGTACACATCTTTTTTCAACATTTTTCTGTGGAAATTTGAAATTTTTTTGCAAAAATCAATCTCAAATCGCATTAGTACGCAACTTTGCCAGCAAATCATCTAGCAGATATATTATCTCTTTTCCATAATCAGCCATGAAATTACACAACCGTTCTTCCAAATCTATAGGTATAGACATATCATGCTCAAAGCACATGACATGAGTTAGTTCATGACAGATTACACGTTCTGTCATATATGCAGACATACCGCTTGCTATTGATACTGTCTTAGTGTTGTTGTCTGTAACTCCAAATGTGTACGCTCCGTCACTGCGCTGTAAGTCTTGACTATTGGCAGGAACAAAAGCTAATTGCCACAGCTGACCATTTACCATAAAATACATAAAATCAACTCCTATCCAAAAACCGCCAGCTTTTTACGGTTGGCGGTTTCTTTTGCACTATTATAATTTTCCACTTTCCTTTAAGGATTTTTCGGCACATTCCAAATATTTGTCTGCGCACTCTGATAATTCAGGGAAGTAACTAATCATGTCCATGGAATATCTTGGTGGATATCCCTTTTCCTGTTCATAGATAGCAGCGGCTTCATCAAGGTCGTATTCTTCTCCAACAAACAACAGGATTCTATGATACAACTGTGATTTTTTACCGTGTATTGCCTGGACTATCCTTTCAATCCTGCGCTGATTCCTTGCATACCATGTAGGTGTCTTTGGTACAGGTGTCATGCTGACATGATAGTTGCAATCCTCTATCTTTGGTTCTGCTGTTTCCATCTGATTCTTGACCGCAAAGTAAGAGTTTACCAGTTGACGCTGTACTTCCCATGCTAAATCATCCGTAAAGACTTTTACTATCATGAGATATCCGCTTTCTGTAAAGAGATATGTTTTCATATTGGGATTTCCGACTATTTTTTCGTTGGGGGAATATCGTTCCCCTAACTCTTTTCTTGTAATTTCAAAGTAATCCGTTCCAAGTATAAAATGACTCTTATGCTTTTGAAATGACTTCTTTGCCGTATCGGATTTTTTATGATGAACCCTGTCAATATCTTTCATAGTGACAACTCTCATACCGTTATATTCTTTGATTGCCATTTCTGTATTTTCAATCTTTACAAGTTCTGCCATATCAGTTCCCCCTATTCAGACATTACTCCATGAAACCAAATGAAAAATTCGGACGGCACCATTTGGTTCTCACCTAAAATTTCTATATATCCCTTAATGTGTTTCCCTTTTTCTGTTCTTCCATCTGATTTCCTTAAAATTTTAGAGCTAACCTTGATTTCTTTATTCATAAATGCCACACCATTAAACAAATGGAATATAAGTTCCGTCAATTATGCCAATAGCCAGTTTCATACCTTCAACCGCATAAAATCTGTTAGAATCAACAGCATTGTCAATAAACTCTTGCTCTATTGTCTCGTAAAGTTCAGGGCTTAAAATTCCTTTTAGCTTATCAAGAGTAGGCTTAAAAAATTCCATATACTTGTCTGTCATTTTTCTTTCTTCAAACTGTCCTTCATAAACGATTTCTAAAAATTTGTCCATTATTAAAACCTCACTTTCAAAATAATACTTGTGTGAGATTCCCTTATGTGATAGAATATTTCACATGAGAGATATCTCGGTTTATAGAGTGTTGTTTTCGTTGGTAGCGGTCGCAATACTCTATTTTTTTTGATTTTTTATCTTCTCAATTCCAATTCTGATTAATTCTAGTATGGTATAACCATTTTTAGATGAAAAATCCATTATTTCTTTTTTTTCTTCCCTTGTTACCCTTACATAAATTCTATCATTCATTGGATTGTCAGATTTAGGTCTTCCTGTGCGTGGAGACATTTTATGCACCTCACTTTCTGTCCGCACATTTAATATATAACAGTACGCACGATAAGTCAAGTACTATTTCAAAAGTTTTTAGCCATTATTTTATTTTCAAGGTTCTAATCAAAAAGGCTAGAGTTATTAGCCCTAGCCTACATCCTTACATCTTAGCCGCAAGTGTGGTAATCTTTGTCTTTGCCATTTGCCGCTCTTCTGGTGTCATATCTGCCAGTAATCCTGTCAAATCCTCTGACAGTTCTTTCAGATATTCTTCCAGACTGTGCATATTGGCTTCCTTGTCCTGTGGTGTACTGCCCTTATGCATTTCTTTGGTTTCCATGTAGCCCTTACGCATCATGCCAGCTTTGCCCTCTCTGCTGTCTCTCATACCACCGTCTTTGCGCATGGGTTCTGTCTCGGTATAGTACATACGTCCCCTTGATGCCCTGTCAAGGTCACGCATACGCTCACGTTCAGACATGGAATCCCAGTCTTGTAAATCTTCCCTGTTCATCATGTGCATATATGGTGGTTCTTCATAGCCACGTCTGCCTACATACGTTCCTCTGCCCTTTGGTGCATATCTGCCAGTAGTCTTATAACGGTAATCGTCATAAAATCTGCGGTCAAGCATTCCCAGCGCATCTTCTACGTCAGATTCTTCCATGATGTTTGTCAGTGTACGGTAATACATGGCTTCCGCAAGGTCTTTAAGCATATCTGTGACTTTTCCCATCTCATCCGTATTCACGTTCTCAATGCCTTTGTCAAATTCGGACTTTGCACATTCAGACAGTTTTTCAATCATATCATGCATTCTCTTGATATCCATAATATACGCCCCCTTATGCTTCCCTTGTTGCAATTAAGTTGCTGTTCTGAACCTGTATTGTCTGTGCAGACGTATTTTCAACAGATAATGTGCTACAGCATCCCTTTGGAACATCAATGTATGCCTGTGCACTGACGTTAAAAAGATTCTCGACAGCCGCAGGGGTAACTATCATTTTTGTTGACTGCAATGGTTCTCCGTCTACAGAAATAGCAAGTGATATGGCATCCACTGTACCGCCTGTCGGTATCTGTATATTCCCCGAATATCCCACAAGATATCTTGCCCTACACTGGTTTGTGATTCCCCTTAATTTAATGATTCCACTGCCCTGTCTATGGACAATGCAATTTGTACCGTTTACCGCTGTTTCTGTGAAAGCTACATCCTGTCCGGCTTCTACCGTCTGTAATGCAATTGCTGTAATTTCCATAAAATTTACCTCCATAAAATTGAAAAGGGCAGACTATACTGCCTGCCCTTTAGTTTCCTGTAACACTGCTATACGCAGACATAATCTTTGATTAAGTTACCGATATTCTGTTGTTAGCATCCACAGCCTGTATTGCATCCGCATCCGTTGTATGCATAACCGTAGAGGTTAGATGCAGGGAATGCTGGTACAGGTGTCGGTCTTACAGCGTCAATAATCTGGTTTGTCTGTGCGCTCATGGCTGAAGTCAGAAGTGCATTCTGTCTATCCTGCGAAGCGGCTCTGCGTAAATCATTATTCTCTGCCTGTAAGGATGCGATCTTGTCATTGGTCAAGAAGTCAAGAATTGCTCTTGTTCCTGCCTGCTGGCTGTCGATAATGTCTCTTGTATTGCTGTTCATGGTGTTCTGCAAAGCACAGGTGTTAGTTGCTAAATTGTAATTAATTCCCTGGATAGCTTCACGGGTTTCACAGCAACAGTTAGCAAGCTGTGACTGCAAAGCATTGGTATTCTGCATATTAGCGACCGTATCAGCGTTGATCGCCTGCTGAATGCCGAATCCGGTCTGCAAAATGTTTGTGTTGATTCCATTCATGCCGTTTTGCACTGCATAGAATCCGTCACAAAGTCCGTTTGTAATGCCATCAAGTTTTGATACAACCGCCTGATTATCAAATCCGCGATGAATTTCGCTTCCGACACCGCCATTCATTCCGTTTCCTCCGAATCCGTTACCGAATCCACCCCATCCGAAGATAGCGAAGATAACGATAATGAACCATAACCATGAACCTTCTGCGCCCCATCCGTTGTTATTTCCATTACCGTCAATGTTCGCTACTAATGGAACGGATGCACAATTGTTTGAAAACATACTTTTTTACCTCCATTAAATTTATTTCTAATCTTGCAAGAATTAGCTTTTATAAATTAAACTGTTTTTTAATTTGGTTCATTGCTTCATCAGGATTCAATCCCTTTTCTTTGCACAGATTCCTAGCCATCTGCTCAATGCCCTTTGTGTCTCCGTTCTGCGCCATCTGCATAGCATTCTTGGCTATTGGATTCTGCATTAACTGGCTGTTCCCCATAAGCTGTTGTACTATCTGCTGTGGATTTCCACTTTTCATCATTTGCATTAACTGCATTGGATTAAACATACTTAATCATCCTTTCTTTGCGTCTGTGAAGTTTTTCTTTGGGATTGCAAAGATTTTTCTAACTGCCCCAGCCTGTCAGATATTTCATCAAACTTGCTCATAATACCCTCTGTAGCTTCGTCAGAAAGCTCACATTTCAATTTTTCTGTATCGGTCGGTACATTCTTAGGCTCGTTATCCAAAACAGGCTTATAAGTAACTGTGCGGATTGTACCGTCTGCATTCCAGCTCTTGGCGTATACCTCTGACAAGTCCTGCTTTGGGAAAAATGCAACACTACCGTCCATAGGTACATCATTTGCTGTTATCTGACTCATCTCCGTAATTATTTTCCCGTTAATTCCCTGTACAATCTGATTCTGCTGGTAATTGTTTGGTGTGTTCTGCTGATAATCTATTGCTCTGTTTTGCACCTGTGCCAGTGGGTTATAATACTGCGGATAACCCTGCTGGTTCTGCTGTAGGTAATATGGATTCACATACGGTTGCATATTGGTTCTCCTTTTTCAGCTTTTCAGTCTCATATAATATGTTCGTATCATCATAAGATAGGTATTTAGTAATCTGTTCCTGCTGATTGCATATTCTCATTAACATCTTTTAATACTTCCTGTATCGCATGGGTCATGGCTACTTGGTAGATTGTCGGTATCGCCTGTACATCTTCCCTAGCACATAACTTTTCTATGATTTCGTCCGTTTCAATATTCATGGGTTCTATTCCTCCCTTTGTAATTATCATAAAACAAAAAGAGCCATTAATAGCGACTAATAATTGCCACTATAATGACTCAAAAGTGTAGTAAATATGCGCATTAGCACTAACCCCATGCCATGGG